ATTTCAAAGTCTCCTTCTAGCCACGCTCGCACAAGCTCAGGACTACCCACCATATGCAAGCGATCTATGTACTCAGGGTCTTTTGCTAAGAGAATCTGATTATCATGTACCCTACTTGGTATATAGATATAATCAAAATGCTTTCCGTTCGGCAGCTTCTTTTGAAGCATTTTCATGCCTTTAGGTGCAGGCTTAATAAAGAACTCTTTTAGCCAGTGATGCCCTACACCTCCTGGGTTAAAAGTAAGGATGATTTGACCACCGCCTTTGCCTCGCAAGGCTCCAAACAGCTTCCAAATACAGCTTGGCTCAGCATAGTTACCTGCTTCCTCAATAGCGCAATCAGAAAGGTTTTGCCCTTGATATTTCTCAGCGTCACTATCATTAGCTAATGGTCTAAAACGTAACCTACCGCCATTAGGAAAGGTAAACTGTTTCTTTTGGTCTTGCCAGTGAGCTTTTAAGGGTAAATATATCTGTTTAGCTCGTTCAATAAGGTCATCTGCTTGGGGAAGCTCTTTACGGAAGAATATAGCGTTAAATGCCTCTCCTAGCTGTTCTTGCTTTATAGCAAACTTGCCTAATACACCGTCAGTTTTGCCTCCTCCTCGTGCCCCTCCGTAGCCTACCAAAGTAATAGGGCAGTGAACTAAAGCCTCTTGAGGGCCTGCTTGAGGCGACCAAACAACAAACTCATCTCTGCCACTATCTAGCTCATCCATGCTTAATCACAATAAGACCATTACCAACAATAAGCCTAACATTACATTTAGGATTCTGACAGTAAAAGCCATTCTCGTTATCAGCTCTTTTTGTGGAAACCCAACCACACTCAGAACACCGCATCCAGCTCTTTAATAAACGCACAAACCCCCCTTACCTTCTCATACTCAAAACGACTGACCCTATCAGCATCTAAATCCAATTTTCTATTACATTTGTACGTTCCACAATCTACATATTTTAATGTTGTATAGGTAATTTTTAACTCAAGACAGCTCGGACACCTCGCAAAACGCCATCCTAACTGTCTATTATTATTCATTAAAAAAAAAGTTCTTGACAAGGTGTTTTTGGGTGGTTTATATATTCAACTTAGCTGGTCGTTGTAGTATCAGTAGCTATGTACCTTTATTTCATCCTTTTCCCCCTTCTTAAGGATAAGTCTATATATACTATATCAGTGCCTAACGGCAAGGTTTATCTACCCCCCTTCCCCCCACTTAAATAAGTGTGGGAACTCTATTCCTCATCATTAGTTAAATATCTCTGTGCAAACTCTTCTTTACTTAATGGCTTAGAAGATACAACAGCTTTGACCTCGCCTATATGCTCAATTACCTGCTGCTCGCTCCAACCTAACTTAGTTTTTAGCAGGTGAAGTAATATAGGCGTATTACCATTCATCGCTTCCTGAATTGCTGTACTAGCTAACCCCCTCTGCAATTCACTCTGACCCTCCAAATACTCATCCAAATAATACTTCTTAAATGTATAATCCCGTATCTGTAACGACACACACACCGCATGTTTGCTCAATCCTAACCGCCCTAACTCTCGAACACTATGACTTAACCTCCTGTCCTTCTTGTGTGTAAGCGCATCTTTCCTCGACTTCTTAGCTGGTAATACTTCGGGTTCTGACATGATGTTTTACTCCTGATTTGGCTTGTACTGTGTGACGGTATATATAGGTACCATCCATCTTTCTTTTTTCAAATCGATCTAGTTTTCGTTTTCCTAGCCCACGTTTCTGTAACCTATGGAAAACATTACCATATTTTACTTAACGAGTAGTGGAAAACTAATAACCTAACTAGGTAACTAGGCGATATCCTTCCACAATTCCATAAACTTGTCCGCTGGTAGCTCACTAAGTTCGAAGAGCAGAGCTATCTCCATTGGATAGAACATGCACTTCACCCGCTCTCGGTACTGATAGCCTTCCAGTGTCATCTCCAGTGTCTCTGCCATACGAGACTGGCTCCACTTCTTGAGTATCCGTATAGCTCGATATGGATTAATCCTCGGCGGTGTTACCTCGTACCGCCTCTTAGTAGCCTCTCTCCTCAGTCTCTCAAACGTTAACGGCTCTTCTCCGCTCTCCTCTCTGCTCTTGAAATACGCCATTCTATCTCCTCTATTATAGTCTCTCCTCACTACTACCTACTCTTTTACTCTGAGCCATTACGTTAGCTAGTGCAAGCTGAGTCTGTAACCTAGCGAGATTACACACGATAAAAAAAAGATTAAGTTTCTCGTAAAATAGTCGATTCTTAGCATTGCAATTACACATCATAACCTGTACACTTGTGTACATAGTAATAAATACAGGAGACTAAATCATGGAATATCAAGTAATAATCGGATGGGGCTTTAACAATGAAGACATCGTTCTTGAGACCCCCGACCGGTCGGAAGCCCGTGAGGTATACGAGCAATATCATATCGAGTGGCTTGAAGCGTGGCAAGACGAGGATATCGACTGTGAGCGAGCGCAAATGGAGAGACCTTATTTGTGCATTGTGACGGAAGAAGACGGCAGAGAATCAATCTAAGACTAGGCTAGACCATAGCCCACCACGGTGGGCGTTGGTGTGGCATGGTGCTACTGATAAGGAGACTAGAAACATGAGAAACTACTTTAAGACTAAAAAGCGTTTAGAGATAGCCTTAGATAACGCTACTCGCATCGAAGGGTTCGAGGACTATCTTCTGGACTATCACATTGCAAGCCATGACTTGCAATTGGATGACAATGGGGTAGGACAAGACCTACCTTACTGGCTAGATGATCCTAAGTATACCGAAGGCGAGTATGTGGTCAGCTTGTGTTATGGCTATCACGCTTCGAGCGTTCACGATACTACATTCTCCGGCGAACTATATTCCTTTGTTAATGTTGTACCTCTATCTGACGAGATTGAACTACAAGCCGAGGACGGAGGGTTCTGTTACTACTATATTGGGCCAGTAGGGTTAGAGATATGGAAAAAGAAGTAGATCTAGGCTAGACCATAGCCCCACATGATGGGGCCTTGGTGTGGCATGGTGCTGCAATTACAGGAGACTAAATCATGAAATACTTTGAACAATGTTTAACGGTCGAAGCCGTCAAAACACAATACCGAGACTTAGCTAAGAAACACCATCCAGATCTAGGCGGCTGTGCGGACACGATGGTGGTAATCAATGAGCAGTATCATGAGGCTCTAAAACGCTGCAGCGGTCAATCTCATGAGCATAACGGTAAAGCCTACACCTATCGCTATGATGCTGAAGTAGAGCAGAAGCTGATGGATGTCATCCATGCCGTTCTAGCGATTAAATCAGAGGCGGTTCGGGTGTTGTTGATAGGTTCTTGGGTTTGGGTAACCGGAGACACTAAGCCAATTAAAGACAAGCTAAAGCTTATCGGCCTACGTTGGCACACTAAACGTCAGTGCTGGTACTACTCCGCAACGCCCTATAAGGGACGATATAGCAAAAAGGGATTAAGTAGCTTGGCTAGTCGTTACGGAGTAAAGGAGTTCAACGAAAACAGGGAGAGAATCACACACTAGGCTAGGCTAGACCATAGCCCCCTATGGGGGGCATTGGTGTAGCACTGGTGCTACAAACAAAGGAGACTAAAATTATGGAAACAGAGATTCTGAACGTAACTAAGAAAGAAAACGTATTTTATCGTGGGTACCTTGAGGCCATAGCATTTACAGAAGACAGTGAACACCGAAGCCTTGATGAGACTTTTCGACGGGAATGCCTGATTGACTGCTTGTGCTTCTTTAATCGCACTTTTTGCTATATGAGCGATGACCAGTTTGAGCAGGCAGGGATTGATTTCTGGCTCTCTCGGAATGGTCACGGTAGCGGGTTCTTCAGTAGAGAGGATTTTTACAATGATGGTTGCGCTAACATGTTTCAAAAGATTGCCGAAAGTTTCGGCAGTGTTACACCTTTTTTTGACGATATAAAAGAATAAAAAAGAAAACATATCTTGCTAGTGTGCATCTTATGATGTACACTAGTAGACAGGTAAACAAACAAAGGAGACTAAATCATGAATATTAGAGAATCAATCGAAGCACTAGAGCAACAAATAGAGGCTTTGGAACGCCTAGATTCCCATACGTTAGCCGATGCCATTACTGATCAGCTTGGCGTAGAGGATAGCGAGGAGCTAATCCAAACGCTTAAGGACGTGAACGTGGGCGGAGCTAATGCCGGTTTTGGCGGCTTCATTTATTCAAGCGAGTTAAAGGCATTTTATGAGAAGCACAGGGATAGTTTGATCGACCTTTTGGTAGAAACATCAAGAGAACTAGATACAAATATTCTTGATATGATTCAAGACTTCAACTGCATAAAGGATCAGTATTCTACCGAGGAGATCCGAGAAGTCTTGCATTACGGACTAAGAATCCCACAGATAGTCGACGCTATCTGTTGGTTTGCTCTTGAGGATTTTGCAAGGCTTGCCGAGTAATCAATCTACCCCGACGGCTTCGGGGTAGGCTTGATCGCTTGTAAAGGGTCTTAACAAGTAAAACAAAGGAGGATAAATCATGGATAATATAACAAAGATGAATTACGGACTAGGCCTAGCAGTCGGCGCAATGTTGGCAGTGTTGGCTACTGTCTCAGGTTGTAGCGGTGTCGAGGTAGGCGGTCGGCTTGGCGTGTATCGAGTAGACGAGCGAGAAGAGTCTAGTCGGATGAACAGGCACAATGCAGTACCGCTAAAATGCTACTTTGTACAGTGTGAGCCACAAACTTTGGATCTAAAATAAGGGGAAAATATGAACATCTTAGCAAAAATAAAAGCAGATTTATTCAGCATTTCGGCTCTAGTCGTAACAGTGCTTCATATCTTTATGATCGTTGGAGCGGTTACTTGCTGGATCGGTGTTCAAACACAAGTTTTAGGCAACGATCCAGTTCGGGTCGTATCCAAGAGATGAGACTGTTACTTGTTGCGCTCTTTATAGTCGGTTGTGATGTAGAGAGCGCATCATACCACACTAAACGCTTCTGGAGGCTACCTGTTAGCCCTAGCCGTTCTGTAATTGAGCAAGAGGTTGGCAGGGTAGCTAAGAAGCATAAACTTCCTACGGGCTTGCTACGGTCTCTGGTGCAAGTGGAAAGTAGCTTTAAGCCGTCGGCATTAAGCAAGAAAGGTGCAAGAGGCTTAACGCAAGTCATGCCTTTCAATGCTAAAAGATGCGGACTAAAGCCTAACCAGCTATGGGATCCAAGTCTAAACTTGGCTTGTGGAGCTACTATCTTAAAGCAAGAGATAGCAAGGGTAGGGAGTATAGAAAAGGCTTTGCGAGTATATAACTGCGGTAAAATTACTTGCGGTAAAGGTTACGCAAAAAAGGTTTTACAATTAGCTAAAAATAATAAGAGGTAAAAACATGACAAAAAAAGAAGAAACAAAAGAAACAAAAACAATCCATCAGGCTTTTGTCGATGCTCAAAAGGGCTTCGGAAAAGCACTAAAAACAAGTAGTAACCCCCATTTCAGAAGTAAATACGCCGATCTAGGAGCTTGTGTTGAGGCTGTTATAGATGCACTACATGAGCAGGGCTTTGCACTAATTCAGCTTACTAAGCCAAGCGATCTGGGGTGGGTAACAGTACAAACGGAGCTACTTTTTCACACTGGAGAGAGGCTTTATCTAGGGGAGCTGTCAATTCCTGTCACAAAACAAGACGCTCAAGGCTATGGATCAGCTTTAACATATTGCCGGCGGTACAGCTTAATGAGTGCTTTAGGAATAGCACCAGAAGACGATGACGGAAACCAAGCATCGGCAGGTAAACAAGTTCCGACTCCCAAGCCAAGAAAAGCAGTAAAAACTTACTACGATGTAAGCAAGTTAAGTGAAGATCAGCTTACACCATCTGTTAAGTATCTCGAAAGCAATGGCGCAAAGGAAGTCAAAGAAGGGCTTTACTTGTCACCGATACGGCTTGAGAAACTGCAGTCTTTAATAACGGAGGAACCAGCCGATGGTATATAAGCCAATATTTAATTTCTATCCTGAAAAGAAAAAAGCACAGCATGAAGTGATCGACGGATTTAGGCGTTATACGATGTGGGTCAAACAAGAACACATTGACGCTATTAAAGCCCAAGCTCATGACGATGAGGTGAGTGTAAAGGATCTAATATATGCAATTTTTGAAAAGGAGATAAGCACATGGAAGCCGAAAAACTAACAGAAAATCAGATAATTAGAGACGCTAGGGAGTTTGCATTGCATTACACTCCATTTAAGCGAGCCCCACAAAGCCGAGAAGACTATCAAGTAGCTTATGAAGCAGGATCGGAAAATATCCGAGCTTACTTTGAGGAGTTTTTGTTAGCTATCGAAAAGCAGTTAGGGGATGCAGAGAAAAGACTAACTGAGTTCGAGAAAGGTCAACTGGATGCGTTCTACTGGATGCAAGACCATCTGGATGGACTCTTCGGAGAGTAAAACTTTGGGGGTGGCTAACAAGCCCCCCTTTTTTTTGTCAAAAAAGTGACCCCCAAGCGACTAAACTTGGAGGTCTTAAAGGAGGCTAAAACATGAATGTTTTAACATGCCCTCAGTATAACCTTTTTCTGACTTGTTCACAAGAAAACAAGTGAAGCCGTAGAATCCATTCTAAGCCATTTTAAGGTCGAGACTACCTATGACATAGGTTGAAGGTAGAAAACGCCTCTACGGCGAAGCTAGGCACCTTAAAATCAATTTTAATTAAATATCTTTATTATTATTTATATATTTTTAATCTTACAAAGCTAAACAACGCTTACTAGTAGCTATGTTTGTTTTATAATTATTCTTATAAATTATTATTATAATATTATCTTATATGTGGACATTTATGTCCGGGTAAGGCGGACATTTATGTCCTAGCAGGGCGGACATCTATGTCCGGGTAGGCGGACATTTTGTCACCCCACTATCGTGTATTGAGATAAGTTTTTAAGAAGCGAGTTTTACCCTCGTAAAAAGCTCTTACTAACCTCTGTTTTTTTAGCTTGGCTAGGTTTCTTCTTACTTGCCGTTCACAGAGGCCGATCTCTTTGCCGATAGTTTCATTACTAGCAAAACAAACCTTTGCACCTCGAAACTGATCAACATAGGCAAACGTAAGAATCTCGCTAGGGTTTAAGTCGAGAGCGAAAAGTCGCTTGTCTACTTTGAGGAACCGTTCTCTTGAAGCCACTTCTCCACTTCCTCTGGATTCCACCGTCTCGCTTTTCCGATCCGGATGTGTGGCATCCCTCGTCTTATCAACAATTCGCAAGTGCTTCTCGGAATCGCCAGGTATTCGCATAGTTCCCTTGTCCTTAGCCATTTTTTATGATTATTATTGTTTTCCATACTTTTCCATGCTATAACACTTGGACAAAGGAATCAAGTACTATGGGACAACGTATCGGCACAATAAAAAGCAATAATGTTCAGCTAGTTGTATGGCGTAACGGAGATTATTTCAGTTTCCAAATACAAAAAGCATACAGAGATAGTCGTTCTGGAGAGTGGAAAAAGGCAGAAAGTGTCTTTGGTGATGAGCTTGCAGATGTGGTTACAGTTTGCGCTAAGGCTATGGAGTGGATGAAAAAAAAGAATATCGAGATAAAAAGCCTAGACAAGCAAACGCAGAGAGCAAGTTCAACGGTAGAGAGCATTTTAAGAAGTATTGGGATAAGGGAGGTGCAATGACATTTGAACCGAGACGAGGCACAACGCTTCCAGAGCTACATCAGCAGTTATATGGGATTCTTCCCCATATCGTTCCAGCTTCTAAGTGGGACGGTAAGGATGGAAAGTTTAAGGCCATAACTCCCGATGGGATAGTTTATATTGTAACCGTTCAGCATGAGGATGGTTTACAGCACAGATATAAAGAGAAGTTAGGACATATAAGCACTTTAATATAAAGGAGAAAACAATGCCAAAACCAGCA